CCACAAATAATTAGAGACTCTAGTAATTTGACTTTCGAAACTTCCGATTTTACGGGAAGAGTTTTCTTGAGAAATGATTATACATCAAATCAACTATATGATGATATTTCAAGTCAATTTACAGGCATTGGTAGAACTTTTACATTAACTGTCGGTGGTGCAAATACTGTAGGACTAGGAACCACTGGAGGAAATGGAATTTTGTTTATAAATGGTGTTTTTCAAACTCCAACAACTCTCAATAATCCAGAAAATAATTTTAGTATTATTGAAAATACTGTTTCAGGAATATCAAGTGTAGTATTTTCTGGTATTACATCCGCAGGCACTGGAACAATTATTACTTCCGAGTTTGATGTAAATCAAAATCAAACCCCTAGGGGAGGAATAATCATTTCGTTGGGTTCTTCTACTGGTCTTGGATATGCACCTCTTGTAGGAGCAGCAGTAACTGCCGTAGTTGGTGCTGGGGGCAGTATAGTATCTGTTGGACTAGGAACTACTGATAATCTTGGTTCTGGATATAATGGTATTGTTTCAATAGGAGTTTCAGTATATCAAAGTGGACATACGGGTGCAGCAGCAACGATATCAGCAACAGTTGGAGCAGGCGGAACTCTATCATTTAATGTTATTGGTGGAGGTACTGGATACACAAATCCTAAAGTATTCGTATCTGAACCATCTTATGAAAATTTAAGCGTAACCGGCGTATCCAGATTAGGAGTTGGAACAACAACATCTACTGGAATAGGTCTTTTACTCAACGTTGAAGTTGGTGCAAGTTCCACAACTGGAATAGGATCAACATATTTTGAAGTTTCTAGATTTAGTATTTCTAGACAAGGTTACTCATTCAGAAGAGGAGATGTATTTAAACCAGTTGGATTAGTGACTGCTAAAGGATTGGCATCTCCATTATCAGAGTTCCGGTTGACTGTGGTTGATACATTTTCAGATTCCTTTGCTGCTTGGCAGTTTGGAGAGTTTGATTATATAGATTCGATAAAAAATTATCAGGATGGAGTAAGAACAAGATTCCCATTATTCTATAATAATGAATTATTAAGTTTTGAATCTCTGGAAGGTTCTCAGGTAAATCTTGCAAATGCACTACTAATTGTTATAAATGGAGTAATTCAGGATCCCGGAGTTGCATATGAATTTGAAGGTGGAACTAGTTTTGTATTTACAACTGCTCCAAGACCTGAGGATAATGTTGCAATTTTCTTCTATAAGGGTACTGATGGTGATGATGTTGTTGTAAATGATACGATTAATGAAACTCTAAAAAGAGGTGACACTGTACAAGTTCTTAAGAATAATTCAATTTTCGGAACAATCACACAAGATAAGAGAACAATATTTGATTTATCATTCTCTGATAAGTTTGAAACAAATTTATATTCAAACCAAGGCGTTGACTCTCAAAATAATAAACCATTAAGTTGGATTAAACAAAAAATTGATAGGAAAATTAACGGAGAAGATGTTTACAAAACTAGAGATTCTATTGAGTCTTTAATTTATCCAACTGCTAAAATTATAAAAGATTTTTCAACGACATCTGATGAAATATTTGTAGACAACGCAGAATTCTTTAATTATGATTTAACAGCACCAGAAAAATTTGATGCTTTAATTTTTTCTGGAGTTGCTGATCCAGTATCTGCTGGAGTAACTGCAATAGTTTCTATTGCAGGGACAATTCAATCTCTATCAATTACTAACCCCGGAAGTGGATACACTGGAGCATCAGTTACTGTTAAGATTGCTGCACCATCAACAGTTGGCATTTTGACTTCATTGCCTATGGGTGGTATTGGTATTGGGTCTACTGCAACCGCAACTATTGCAGTCTCTGCTACAGGATCTCTAACAACTCCAATTACAATTATAAATCCCGGATTGGGTTACAGTGTTGGGAGACCACCAGAAGTTATTGTTCCACTTCCAGATCCAATATATGAAAATATTACAAATATTTCTCTAGTAAATGGATTCTCCGGAACTATTATTGGAATTGGAACCACGACAGGTAGTGGTGGAAATCCACTGGCACTTAGATTCCATTTAAATTCTCCATCATTTGCAGGTTTATCAACTGGATATCCAATTTATATCTTTGATACAAGAGTTGGAAACGGAGTAACTTCTATTGATACTTCAGATTTTTCGATAGTTGGAATTGGAACAACTTTTGTAGATAATATTTACTATGTTCATCAGTTCTCGTCTAGTGATACTGTTGGAATTATTACTTGTAATATACTATCAACTACATCTACTGTTGGATTAGTATCTATCGGAAGTACATCAAATCCTGTTGGTAAATACTCTTGGGGTAGAATGTCTGGATTTAGTAGATCAAGTTCTCCAATTTCAATAGGAGTAACCGGAAATACTGTGGATGTTGGATTAACAACCTTTGCAACTATTCAACGAAGAGGAATTGGAATTAGACAAACTGGAGCACTTCCAAAACTTTTATAAATACTTAAAAAATATCAATATGGCGGCAATAGTAACGGATCAATTTAGAATATTAAATGCAAGTAATTTTATAGATTCTGTAACTGGTGGTAACGATTCTTATTATGTTTTTTTGGGTTTAGATAATCCAACACAAGTTGGATTTGGAAGAACTACTAATTGGAATACTGATGTTCCAAATCCAACTGATAATTTTGAATATTCTTCACATTATAGAGATACATCTTTATTTGGTAAAAAAATTACATCTAGTAATATTAGAAGACTTATAAGAAAAGTTACTTGGACTTCTAATACATCATATGAGATGTATAGGCACGATTATAGTATTCAAAACCCAACACCAAATTCAAATTCAAGCAGATTATATGATTCCAATTATTATGTAATTAATAGTGATTTTAGAGTTTATATTTGTATAGATAATGGTTCTTCTGGAACTAATTTGAAGGGTGGTAAATCACAAGATGAACCCACATTTACAGATTTAGAACCTTCGGCGGCAGGAACAAGTGGAGATGGATATATTTGGAAATATCTCTTTTCAGTATCTCCAAGTGATATTATAAAGTTTGATTCAACAGAATATGTTGTTGTTCCTAATTATTGGGCAACTTCAACAGATTCTCAAATTGTAAGTGTAAGAGAAAATGGAAATTCTGGACCAACAAATCCAAATCAAATTAAAAAAGTATATATTGCAAATGGGGGAAGTGGATATAGTTCTGATGTTGTTGATATTCTTGGTGATGGAACTGGTGGTAGAGTTTCCGTAACAGTAGATAGTAGTGGATCTATTATATCTACTCAAGTAGTTTCAGGTGGTTATGGATATACTTGGGGAATCGTTGACTTGGGACCTCTTCGTGGGTCAAATATACCATCTGGATCCGCCGCTAAACTAATACCAATTATCCCACCATCAAAAGGTCACGGTTACGACATTTATACTGAATTGGGTACAGATAAAGTATTAGTGTATGCTAGATTCGATGACTCAACAAAAGATTTTCCAACGGACACTAAATTTGCTCAAGTTGGAATTATAAAGAATCCAACTACTTTTTCTACAGATACTGTTATTTTTACAGAAAATCAATATTCATCTCTAGGAGCAATTGGATTAACTTCATCTTTTACTGGAACTCCAGTTATCGGGGAAGAAATTACTCAAACCGTAACTGGTGGAACCGCAAGAGGTTATGTCGCTTCATATGATCGTGATACTAGGGTCTTAAAATATTTTCAAGATAGATCTTTATACTTTGGAAATAGTTTAGATCAAACTGATTATAATCCAGTAAGTTCAAACTCAAAAGTATTATCATTTAGTTCATCTGGGGGATCAATTTCTTCACCTTCATTTACGGGAGCGTCTATTGATACATTATCATTTAATTCTAATAAACTTACGGTTGGAACTAAAGTTATAGATTTAGGAGTAACTTTTACAGCAGGTCTTGCAAATCCTGAGATAAATAAAAAGACAGGAGATATAATTTATATTGATAATAGACCCCTGGTAACAAGAGACATTAGACAAAAAGAAGACATTAAAATTATCCTGGAATTCTAAAA